TTCACGAAGGAGGAAGCAGAGTTAGGATTTTAAAACAGGAAACTATGGGAAGACTAAAAGAGTTCCTTATCAACGAACAGATGAGGATAACAGGAGACTGGAGAGAGCAAAATCATTATGAATATCTAGCTTGGCGAGCCTCGTTAGAAGAACAAAAACACTATGAGCAAAAAGAGAGAGTTAGGTCGTTATCATACGAACAAGAAAGTAAGGAAAAGGATAGACAAACTGTTAGAGGATAACGCTAGAAATGTAGCGAGCCTAGGAACAAAAGGTAAGTACGACTTAGGGACTAGAGAAGCTTTTAACACGGCTTGGACTGATATTGAGGAGGAGATAAAAGGATTGGACATTCAATTTTATAAATCTATAATAAAACAAGACGATGAGTAGTAAAAGTGAAAAAGAAAACGATTTGAACGAAGAAAGAAATAAAGAAGTGGCTAGGGAGACTTGGGATAGTTGGATTGTAGATTTAACAGACCAAGACCAACCCGAATCTTGCAGCATTAATGATGATGACTGCGAAGCTTGTGGAAGTTAACTTAAAACTAAAAAGTTATGATAGAAATATGTATAGCCATTTTTACCGTTTCACTTGTAACGGCTTGTATTCTTTACGTTAATTGGCTTAATGACCATTGCGATTAATGTTTTGTGAGGTGGTGAAATTGGGAAACACGACCAACTGTCTATTGGTTAGGGATAAGAAATAAAGTGTTGGTACGCATTCACACCTAATCGCCCTTTGTAGGTTCGAGTCCTACCCTCACAGCAAAAGTAAAACGATAAAAAAACTGGACAAATGAGAACTGTTTTAGAGTGGAAGTGCGGATACTGCAATAGTGTTCAAAAGTCTGATAGCGGTGAGCGTTGGAGAATGGATACTTGCAAGTGTGGTAAGTCTTCTGTTGATTTGGAGGATGGATACCAAAGGTGTGTAGGAGAAATCATAGAGCTTAGTAGAGCTAACTTTGGGTCAGCCGAAAGACTTGGTGAGGAAAGTATTTTAAGTGACTTTGAGAGAATGCTTACCGACTTGAATAAACGCAAACGCATATAATTACTACGAAAATCACATTATTGTATGAGTTCTCATACATTAAGTGCTATTTATAGGGTTATTGCGTTGAAATTCATACTATATTGTGATTCTTGATACGCGAATTGCGAATTTAAGTTTTAAGTATAGTGAAAAGTAGTTATGTTTAGTGAAAAACGATTAAGTAAACAGAATTGTTTACTAATTAATCTTAAAAAGAAAAGTATGTATTGTAGTAATTGTGGTTGTGCTAAAGATGAAACGGATTATATTCTGTCGTCGCAAGCTAACAAGGATAGACTTGACGAGGCTGTGTTGAGTTTTAAAAAGAACTCAGATGATTTTGAGAAGATAACCCCCGAAGGGTTGTTGGACTTAGGGTTTGAAGAAAACTATCAAGAGCCTGAGATTACGGATTGGTGTACATCGTCAGGGTTTATTTATTATTCCTTAACAATTAAAGGGGTGTCGTTCTTTACAGAAGAAGGTGTAGTTATTCTAGATGGTGGAGAGTGCGAGGTTGAAATTAAAGACCTTGATAAACTAAAAGATTTAATCCTTAGTTTAAAAGAGCTATAATATAAACTACAACCATTATAGAGGCGTAAAGTCCTTTTGTAAATTTATTCATACGCCAAAAATAAGTAGAATTAAATTAACGTGTGTTAAGTAAACATTAAATTTCAGAAAAAATGCAAGTAGCAGAGCAAGCTTTAAAATTAATGAGGGATATGACGGCATCTGACGATGAAAACAGCTTTATGGCTGCGTACTCAACAATGCAAGTAGAGGTTTCTAGAATGAGAGAGGAGCTGTTACAGTCTATTGGGAAAATGAAACCCGAAACATATAAAAAGAAAGAGGAAAGGGTGGAGAGTCTTTCGCAGTGCTTAGTGCTGTTCCACCAATGCTATTTCAAAATGATGTATTACAAACAAGAGATGGTTTCTTGGAAACATAAGAGTTTGGAAAAGGAGTTAGAATTTACTAACTTTGTTACTAAAGGATTTGAAACAAGCTAATGAGTAAGATAGAGGAGCAGGTCTGCTTTAAGATTTTAAAGCGCTCTGAGGTAGGGAAGTCTAAGTACGGTACTACAATGGAGAGAGATGACTTAAGTCGCTTAGAGTGGCTTAAACACACTCAAGAGGAGCTTATGGACGCTTGTGTTTACATAGAAAAACTTATTGATGAGGAGGAAAAGAAAAAGCCTTATAAGAACTGCCGCTGTAAAAGCGGGATTCCGAAGTGGACTAGAACATCGAGTTTGGAAGAATTTGAAACAGAGAAAGGCAAAGGGGATTGAATACGAAACCCTTAAGCTTAAATACATAATCCCTTCGAGTGAGCATTCTTATACCCCCGATATAATCCTATCTAACGGAATTATATTGGAGGTTAAGGGTCGCTTAGTAAAGGCGGATAGGGATAAGCATTTATTATTAAAGGAGCAACATCCTGATTTAGATATTAGGTTTTTATTCCAAAGCGCAAATAACAAGATAAGAAAGGGTAGTCAAACTACTTACGCTCAGTGGTGTAATAAAAATGACATAAAATGGTGCGAGAAAATCGTTCCCGACACTTGGCTGAAAGAAATTAAATAGTATATTTGACTATTCCCTGTTTTATCTCTGCATAGTTGTGTTTTTGGTTAAACACATAGTAGCCCTTACGTTTGTAGGGGTTACTTTTTTTTAGTATATTTATCAACAAGAAAATTACAACTATGGATAAGCAGTTTAGACCAAGACTCTCAGAGCTTGAGTGGGATTTAGTTAAAAGGGCAAGAGCCTTTGAAGGTAAAACAGAGACGGGAAATGTATTAGTTATAGGGGACATCCACGAACCCTTTTGCTTAAACGGATACCTTGAGCATTGCTTAACTCAATTTAGGAAGCACAGATGCTCTGAAGTAGTGTTTATAGGCGATGTAATAGACTCTCACTACTCAAGCTTCCATAGGGCTGACCCTGATGGTTACGGTGCAGGAGAGGAGCTTGATAGAGCTATAGAAAGAATACAGAAATGGCATAAGACTTTTCCTGTCGCGAAGGTTTGTATTGGAAACCACGATGCTATTGTCCGTAGAAAAGCGTTTGACTCAGGAGTATCTGCTAGATGGATTCGTGACTACGATGAAGTTTTAGGTGTTGAAGGGTGGGATTTTAAGGAACACCACAAAGTTGGAGAGGTTCTATATGTTCACGGAACAGGAACTTCAGGAAGAAATGCAGCGGCAAACAAGTCTTTACAGTTTAACTGTAATGTTGTTCAAGGACATATCCACACAGAAGCTTCGGTAATTTATAATGGTAGCTATTGGGGTATGCAAGTTGGTTGTGGTGTAGATAGAAAATCTTACGCTATGGCTTATAGTAAGCACTTCGCTAAGACCTACAAGTTGTCTTGCGGGGTTGTCTTAAAGAACGGAAACCTACCTATAGTGATTCCTTTTACTTAGAATCAGGGGCGTAAACGGTAGCGACTGCTAATGCCATTAAAACCAAATGCTGCCAAGTAACTTCCCCCATAACCTCCATTTGATGTACAGCGGCAATAGCTATAACACCTCCTATAGTTCTTTTGCTAGACCACTTACCATTCTTATCCTTAAACATTTTAGGGACAATAAAGGACATTAGTTTAGCTCCCGTAGTTATTAAAGGATTAATCACAGGCTTGCCTTGTTTAAGTTCTTTTTCAGTTAGGTTCTTATTCTTCCTTCTTAGTCCCATAATTCGGTACTATAAATTCTAAAATCTTATCTAACTTTCCAAATATAGCGTCATCTTTAAGGGAAGGGGTTAACCTTACTATTACCTTAGCTGCCGCCATAACGCAAACAATAAGTGCTACTATATCTGTTCCGTTTTGTGAAATGTACTCAATCATATCTTTTAAATTACGGTTATGAAAAATGAGTTAGGTAATATTCTTAGCAAGTCATCTAAAGTATCCCTACTAGACGTTACATCTAATTCATTATCTCCGTTAATATCAGCGTAGGATTTTCCTACAGCTACGCAGCCTCTTAATTGTGTGTAAAAATTAGCTGAATGTATTAATATAAAATCTCTATCGTAAACATCTTGCAATATAAAATGCTCTCCGTGCTTCTCTGAGAACCTAGTAGACACCTCATATTCACCTCTAGGTATGCAGGATACGTTTCTTTTATTCTCTCTCCAAGGGAGTTCTAAAGTTTTACACTCATAGCAAACCTTTAGCTCATCATAAATAGTTAAAGAGCCTAGAGTTTCTTTCCCCGTTTCTAGTAGTCTGTTTAGTACAACTTTCATATCCTTTTAGTGAGTGCTTCCGAAAATGGAGTGTTGGAAATATACGATGTCGCTTCCTGAACCGTCGTAACCATCATTCTTAAGCAACGCCCAAACAACTTTCCCTTTAGGTATTGTAACTGATGAAGTTATCTCGAAGTTGTGGGAATGGTATGCCGTAGCATCAATGGTGATGCTCCCCACGAGTGTAGCGTTTGCAAGGCTTGTAACCCCCGTATCCTCGTCAGTGTAGTATAAAGAAACCTCCACATCGCCCGAAGCGTTACGATTATTTATAACCCCTGCCATTCCTGCGTTACGTAAATCAAAGGGTGCAACGATACCGTTGTAAGCTCTCTCAGCGGGGATTGCCTCTACATCTGTAACGTAACTGCTCCACATCTCCCCTCCGTAATTATTATCCCCGTAGTAATATCTATTGGTAGCTCCAGTAAAACACTTACCAAACCTACTCACTAAGATGACGTTAGAGGTGTCGTCAGGGTAATTACGAGTAGACTTTACTAGCGTGTGAAGAAATGCTCTTAAATTCTCAAGCGTAACCCCTCCTTTTACGTTACTCTTAAAATTATCCTCTATAAAGTGAAGTAAGTTATCTCTGTTAAATTGCTCTGAAGAAGAAACGATTGCCGTCTCCCCCACTCTCCCTTGGTCGTCAAATAAGTTTTTGTAAATTGCCGCCGTGCTTTTATAATCATCTGTAGTTGCCATAGTTATTTCTTTTTGTTATTCTTTCTTTTTAACCACAAATCATACAGCCTACAACTAGTGTACACAATAGCCATAGCTAAAGAGAAAATCCTTAACCCTTGTTCAATATGGCTCATAGTCGAAACTACTACCGCTGAACCGTTAACCACAGCTATCTCTATTGAATCTTTTATTTCTGTCACTAAATTACTCATAGTAATTATCTTTCTTCTTCTTATTAGTATATCTATTAACCTTAGAGCCGTAAGCTAATACCCCCCCCAACCTAACTACATTGTTTCCGTTAGAGTGCTTATCATTGCTTGAGTGTTCATAATTAGTAAAAACCCCATCATTATCAGAGTCGTCTAACCAATTAATCATATCTTTTTTGAGAATCTCAGCCTTTCTAAAGGTATCTTCTTTTAAAATTGACATCTCTGTTCCGTCAGCAGAATCACTCCACTCATCCTCGTTTGTAACAATACCACTAGAGGTAGTGTTGTACTGCATATCGTTTAAAACCTCATACTTAACGTAGAAAGCTAGGCAGGGCTTTATGTAATTATTTAATAGGGTAGTCTCGTTAGCGTCTAAAGTTCCGCCTTCTTTTTTTAATCTTAATTGACCCCAAAAGTAATCCCCTAAATGCTGTTTAAGGTGCGTTAGCTCGGCTATAAGAACTATATTATCATCTATGATAGACGAATCCATATTAGCATTTGTCATAGCTTGGCTAACAACCTCTGCCGCTGTAATTAAGTTTTTATATTGTCTGTAATCAGTCGCCGCCATTATCTTTGGAGTTTAAGTTATGTAAATAAACATCTTCTAAGTCAGGTCTTTCTTCTAATCCAATCAACGCTCTTAATTCGTTCACATCCGCTATCATTTTAATATCAATATCAGCAGCGAATCCAATAGGGGATTCAAACTGAACCTCTAAAGATGAAGCGTCTAAATTCAACACCTTACCGATAGCGTCACGCATAGGTTTAAATACTTGTTCTATCGTATCTTGGATAACGGTTCTCATAACTAAGTCGTATGAAATCCTAATCTCACTTCCTGTATTATTCATCTTACCACTAGAGACAATCCCTGATAACGCAGGTTGCCACCTATGAGCAGTAACTATGTTATTACGGGTAAGTTCTTGATATTCCATAAAAGAGCCATCCTTATCGTCTTTAAGAATCTGAACGTTAGAACTACCGCCTCCCGCACCATCTTTAACTAAGAATAATATCTTACCATTATTCCCTTCTCCTGTAAGCTTGTCTTGAGCTAAAGAGATTAACTCCTCAGCTTCATCGTCACTCATAGACCCTTCTATTTCTATAATAGCAGAGGGCATAAATCCGTTTTCAAAC